CCCTGCCATAATTCAAGACGAAGAATCTGTTGCACATTTCTAAACAGTAGAGGAGCAGTACCGACATAATCTGTATAGTATCTTCTCCTGTATGGCTTGTATGTGTCGAAGTTAATGTACTCGGCACTCACAAGATATGGTCGCCAAGCGTTGTGTGTAAGGTTGTCAATTTTATCCTGAGCCTCTTTGATACGAGCCTCTACAACTGACCTTTTCATACCACGAGTTTTACCATTGGTAAACGATGCTGTGTTTTGAACATAGGTATTGTCAGCAGCCTGATAATTAGAAGCGGTGATTGTAGTATCAAAATTAAGTTCAACCCCATTTGCACTTGTGCTTATGGTTGTAATTACTCTCTCAATACCTAGTGGGTCAGCATCCGAGTAAATGAGGATAGTATCTCCCGATTCAAAACCAATAGTTCTGTAATCAGCACCAGTGACGAAAACGGTATTAGTAGTGCTATCTGCACTAACAAGTACCGCATCTTGAGGGCCAATTGAGAGGAAATCTGCAACTTTCTGTGCAGTAGTATAGACAATAGCAGAAGGGTCAAGTGGTCGTGTTTCAGCCTCACCGGGATTGAAAATTATTGGCATTTCTTATCCCCCGTTACAAAACACTTCTTGGTTTTCTTTTCAGCATCATCGACTTCTTTCGACTTAGCATCAAACCATTCATCAAGGAGTTTACAACGGGTCATGCTCTTGCCTCCTCATCAACAGAAGCAAGGTTGTATTCCATAGGTTTACTGCAACTACCGCAGGTTTCTCGCCATAGGAAATGAAGCATACCACAGTGTTGGCAGCGAGTGCCTGAGCCAATGTTTAGAACATCACTGGCCTCAAGATTACGCTTACGCTGTGTTTGAGTCACACCCTTTAGCGGGTTTTCCTCATCAATGACTTTACCAAGTAGAGTTTGTGCGTCAGAACGAATGCCTTGCTTTTGAAAACGCTCAATATCCGTTAAGTCAATTGATTGCTCCTTCAGTGACATACATACCCCTCACGCTCAACTGGTTGTAACGAATATAAACACATTACCTAGAATAACATGTGGGTCACAAGACACACAGGTATTACTAGCGATAGCATCGCTAATTGCTGTCTCTATTGCAGACTTAGCGGTGTTATCTTGGAAATCCTTTGGCGGATAAGGGCCAAGGATTGTCACGGTCTTTGCCAATTACAGCCACCTCAAGAGCGTCTGCCAATTACAAAGAAAGTACCAGCATTAGTGGTTTGACCTGTTAGTGGTGGCTCAATTGTAATTGTAGTACCATCAAAAGTTGCTATATCCTCTGATGCACCTACAACTGCTGCGTATGAAGTAGCACCTGTAATATCTACATCTTGATGCCTCAATGTTTGCGCTGCGTTAAAGTTTACAATTATTGCATCAATTTCAGCCAGCATATCACCTAATGCAATAGATGTGTCACCTGCTTCAAATGAACCTGTTATAATCATTCTGTCTCCCATGTAAGTTGGTCTTGGGTCAATTGTTACTGCCATATTTATTCATCTCCAGTTGTTTCTTCTTCTGCACTCTCTTCTATAAGTGCTTCTGTCTCCTCAGCACCGTCAGGACTCATAACAGTCTCGACAAGTTGTAGGAGAGTAGTTTTAGTTGCATAGCCTTTTGGCTTAATGTCGTATTTTGCGAGCCATGCTGCTATATCAGCACGACTCCATCCAGCATCAGGAATATCATCATTACCTGAATCTACAGATTCATAGCCTTCTACGATAAAATCGTCACTAAGTCTATGCCCCCACTTGTCAAGCCACGCTGTTGTGACTTCAACAGGTCTACCCCTCACAAAGTCGGGATAAGAAGCGTCTATATTTCTTGTAGTCCAAGAACGCCCCATGTAGGTTACGGTAGGCATGAGGTTCACCTCAAGCCACGATAGCCATGAATCCAACTGTAGTATCAATGGTTGCTTCTGCGGTAAATGTGATTGTACCACCGCTTGCTACTGCTGTCAAAGATTTACCAGCCGCACCGCTACCACCAATGATAACGGATTGAACAATACTTGCGTCTCCTCCAACTGTGAATACATTTCCATTTTGAACCAAAGTGCATTCTCCAACAATGAGTTTCAATCCAGCCACTGCATTAGTTGTGTTTGTGTTCTTTGCTTGGAATCCATCAAGAGCACCCGGATAAGAGTCAGCCGCTGCTCCACCATCGAGCCATGCTGTGCTATCATTTGGGCTACCTGCGTAAAGGTCTAGTTCAGTCTTGATGGTCATTACTCCACCACTGCCTGTTGTTCTTGTCAATGTTACTGCCATATTTTTTCATCTCCTATTTTTTTTTGTTATTATCCTCACTTCAAGTCACGGATGCTTGCCTGTGCTCCGAAGAAAGTAGTCCAAACTTCACCCATTGTACGGTAAAGTCCTTCTTGTCCTAGTCTGTTGATAGCGAATGGGTCGCCAGTTTCGATACCGGACTCAAAGTATTGAGTAGGGATTGCTGTGCTAAAGTACATGTAGTCAGTGTCTAAGAGGTACATTCTGCTTAGGCCATCTGTCTTTACAACATCCTTGGATGGAATGATAGGTACACCATTGTAAGTTGCTACAATGAAACCTGCTTCGATACCGGGTACACCCTTAACACCGTTGTAGGTTGGAGTAACTCTCTTCTCCTCCATGAATCTTTGTTGAGCCTGTAGTAGTTGCTGTAGTCTCATTAGAGTGTCATATCCAGTTAGGATAACCTTTGGATTACCACCACGCTCCCAAACTTGCTGGAAGATTGTGTCAAGGTGGTCTAATGATAGAACACGCTTTTTACCTGCTGTAGTATCTTCTGCACAGTTTACTTCTGCACTAGCCCAAGCATTGTCTCTGCGGTCAATGCTGTAAATGTCAAGGTCACCGTCATCAGCGTGGTTGTTGCTGGATGTGGTTTTCAAGGTAGTTGATGAACCTGCTCCGTTGCTTGCTTCAGCAGCGGTGATTCTGTCAAGTGATTCAAAGTTGTTACCTGCTGCTGTAGAACAGTCAGTCAAGAGCATCTTGTTTACCATTTCAGCGTGGTGCTTACCCATTTCTTCTTTCAGAACTGAGCGCATGTCACCAAGTCCGTCATCCTTGTCTGCAAGGAATACTGCAACTTCGCTTACATCGAAAGAGTGAGCGATTGTCTTTGGCTTTGCTGCTACATGTTGGAAAGTAGGCTTAACAGTTTCAGGTAGTGTACCGTTTTCTGCGATTCCACCGTGTACTGCACCGCTGTTAGGCTTCTCAGTGATGACTCTCCATCCACTGCGCTCCCACGGCTTCTTTGGTAGAATTGAAAATGCGTTGAACTCTTGGTTCAACTGTGACCAAACTTTGCGACCATAGATTGCTTGGTATGTTCCAGCAGTGGTGCTTAGCATTGGTGAATCTGCTTTGAGAAGTTCACTACCAGTGTAAGTGTAACCCATTGAGTTACCTGCTCCGTAGTAGTATCTTTCCATGTCTGTTACTGTTCGTACATAATTTCGTGCCATATTTTTCATCTCCTATTTTTTGTTATTGTATGAGTCCTCACTCACTGCGGTATAGTCCTCCAGCAAGTTGGTGAACCTCCTCCCAACTCATGTTAGCCAAGTCTTGTGTGCTTGGTACATCAATGGTTGGTGAGGCAGACTTAGCGATTAATTCGCCTTCGCCATTAGATAGATTGTCAATTCTCTCGTTGAGTGCTCCTAGAGCCTTCATTACCTCGTCAAGAGGAGCACGAGCGTCAAAGTTTGCTGCCTGAGCCTTTGCGATTTCTGCTTGAGTTTCTTGTGCGAAGCGACCTTCAAAGTTTGCTTCAAGAGACTTGCGGAACTCTTCTTCTTGCTTTGCTGCTTTGAATACGCCATATGCTTCTTCAATGCGGTAAGCATCAATGTTGTGACCTGTGATAAAGTCAGACTTTTCAAGACTGCCACCACCGCTTAGTCCAGCACGCTGGATAGCGTTAGTAGATGGGTTGCCTCCTTCTTGAGCACGACCCTTGACTTGACCAGCAAAGTAATCAGCACCGTCTCCAATTGCTTCAGGAGTAGAGCCTAGATTTGCTTTTGCGATTCCGTCAAAGTGAGCACGAGCACCATCAGTGTCAATACCTGCGGATTTGAGAGTGTTCTCCATCCAGTCTAGGTATTCAGAAGTGATAACATCTGAAAACTCAGATTTCATCTTGTCATCTTTCTTGTCGTCTTTCTCTTCATCTTTCTTCTCATCTTTGTCCATGTAGTTCGCCTTCATTTTGTCGTCTTTCTCTTCAGAATCTTCTTTCTTCTTCTTTTGAGCGTCTTTCAATGCTTGAGGCATTTCTCCTTTCTCCATAGAGTCAAGTCTGCCTTCTAATCGGGTTAGTACATCGTTCATTTGTTCCATTACTTCATCGGTCATTTTGTTCACCTTGTTTTTATCTTCTTTTAGTATGTTGAATGTGGCTTCGGGGTTAATTCCTTTTTCGCATATTGTGATTTCGTGTAATTCTAGTTTTGATATTTCTTGATATGAGCCGTGGGATTTATCGCTTTTGTTTACTCGCTTGAATGCCTGTCCTCCGATGCTGAATCCCGTTAGGTTTCCTTTTCGGATTTCGCTTGCTACTTCTCGTGCCTTCTCAATGTCGTTTCTTAATTTTACTACAACAAACATTCCAGCATCGTCTACTTCGCTTTTCCACAACCTCCCTTGATTATCTGTATAATTTGAAATTACTTCTCCTACTTGTATGTTTGAATGTGCTAGTTGGACATTTCTGTATTTTGGGTCTGACATAAACTTCTTGAAAGCGTCTTTCAATGCTGACCTTGTAATTAAATCTCCTTGTTTGTCTACGAGTTCAACTGAAGCATACCCTGCCACAATGAGGTCATTGACCCCCTTGAGGAGTTCGATACCATTCCTCCGCTGACTTCGCAACACACTAACCAATCCTCTGTTTGTTCACCTACATAAATAAAGCGGCATCACTCTTCTTCACCATACTTATTGAAATCGCTGTGCTGCTTGCCTTTTTTTCTCTTTTTGCGTTTGTTACGCAAATGTTCGTATTCTTCTTCGGAATCCTCTGTAGGTCGCTCTATCATATCCCAATCAGGCAGACTTTCTTCACTTGTCAATGAAGTTGGCCCTCTAGGAGATTCAGTACCGTCTCCAACATCAATACCTAATCCTTGAGCACTTACTCTACCTGACATTTTTTCTTTTTGTAGAGTATCAATTCGTTCTGTAATGTCAGCAATACGAGTAATTGTCTTGAGCATTTTCTTCATACTTGGCTTGATGATATTCATTTCATCATCAGCATCAATGATACCAGCGGAGTTTTTCTCACTGTGCTTTCTATCTTTTTTTGAATGCATTGAATGATAATTCTTCTCAGGAATAATTTCTTCAACTACACTTTCTTCTTTTTTATCGACACCTTTCATCATCAATGAAACAGCCTGATTCCATAGCGGTCTAACGCTTTCTGCTAGTTGTAGAGAGTAATCAGACTGGGTTAAACTACCCATAACTGACTGCGGAGAGTGCGCCCAATTTCCAGTATGACTGGATTCTGACTTGTAAATTACCTCGTCTAACCCCTCAAAAACGATGGATATTTGGTTTTCTTTGAGGGTTATATCGTAAGGAACATGGATAATAGGGTGGGATTTAGCCAAAAGAGATAATGTTTCAAGACTTGCTGGGCTTTCAGATTCAGCCTCTCCTACTATCTTTGAAGAAGTTACATCGTAGATTGTTTTACCATTTCGATTCCGCTTTTTAACACCTGATACAGATATTGATACAGTGTCTCCTTCTTTGAATGGCTTAGGGCTTTTGATAGTACCAACATCAAGATACTGCTTACCTTCGTAATCAACTCCTCTATTACCAAACCCTTCAGAGTCAAGTGGCCCTGCTCCTAAACGATAGGTGTATGGGCTTTTACCTCTCACATCTAAGATAATGAAACTGACATTTTTATTCTTACGAAGTAAAAACCACTTAGGGTGTCTGCGCTCACCACGCATATATGTTGATTTAGCATCACGAAGTAATAGTTGCTTATGCTCTTCTTGTAGACTTTCTACTGTAGATTCCAAACCACCATCTTCTGTGATTCGTGTATCGTGTGGAGCAGGTACTAAGATATGTTCGTGGCTATCGAACTGTCCTCTTAGAATCTTGAGCCTTTCTCTTACTGTCATGTCTGAAACATTTGTATCATCGTAGTCAATCAAATCTATGATGTGTATGTTGTCTTTCATTCTAACAGCATCTACGATGTAGTTCTTTTCAGTCAAGGCTTTCAGACTTTTCTTATCTTCTTCACTTAATGGAACAGCATCGTTATTTTCATCATAAGCAGTAAAGCGAGTACCCTTTCTCATAATCATCATACGCTTTCCATCATAGAATGCAGATACAACCCAGTCACCGCTGAATCCTCTTAACGCTTCAAAATCTTTCAAACTAAAGATACGGTGCATCGGTAAGATAGGTGGAGGTCGTGACTCATCAGCCTTTAACAAAGCATCAGGGTTCATCAGCACCATTAGTGTTTCAGATGGGTCGCTTGTTGAAATGTAATTCGGGTCAATATTTGGAGGCAGACCGAGAATGTTAGGTCTATTCATATTTGTAGTAGCAACAGGAACTTGATAGCCTGATGATAATACTTGTTTTACAGCCTCTTGACCATGCACAGAAGTCATTAATGATTCAGGAATACTGTGTAGATATTCAGGTTGAGTGTTATTTCCAACCATGATTGTTTTGTTACCGGGGAACTCAGCACCAACTGATGGCTCTAACAAATATCCACTATCCATAGCACCTGACGCAAACATATCTTGAACTGAAACTCCTTTACCACTGGTTGCTGAATGAATTGGGAACATACCAAAATCGGCATTTCTAACTGTAGTAGATGGTGCTACAACCTTATCCATTGTTTGTGCTTTTGTTGGGTCGAACACAAAGAGGTCATGGACTGCGCTTTTAGCATTATTAATAGGTTCATTCATATGCCCTTTAACACTACCAATGGCATTCATTTTTTTACCATAATTACCATCACGATGGCTTAGTTTTACTCGACTTAAACCGTGTAACTGAAGTTGATTTTGTTGATTAGGTCTGAATAAAGGCTCTAACTGAGATAGACTCTTGCCGTACTTTTCTCTAAAGACTCCAGCAAACTTTCTATCAGCCTTATGCCTTTCAGTAGGTTGCTCCTTCGCTGATGGTCGTGTGTTAATGTGGTCTCTCAAAATTGACTCGATTGCTTCGTGATGGTCGTCAGTGGTGAACATAGAGTTAGGTTCTTCACCTACAAAACTCACACCTGAGCCTAGTAAATCACCATGTCTTAGCACTTTTACAGGAGCATCCATTCCCTCAAGTAATCTACCAATCATGTTATTGTGTGCTTCATCATTAGGTAAGTTGAGTAAAGAGCGAACTTTTTCTTGAGACATGGTAGGTAGGATTTCTTTACCAGCAGCACCTAATACAGATGCTATAGTATGATGAGGAGACACAACTTCATCTCCACTAGACATTAATTCACTAGCACTTTTTTGCTCTTTCATAATTTCCCCATAACCATATGTTTCTAAACCATGAACTGAACTAGGTAGACGCATTAAAGCAATATTTGCATCTTTGAATAATCGAGATGTATTTGCTATGAACTTATCAGGGAACTCAGGATTAAAAGCATCAGGGTCTGCTTTTTCATACTCAGGTTTCATTTTTATCGCCATATCTACAATAGCGTCTAAGTCAGCCTCGTGCTTTTTTTGAGCATGATTTGAAACATGGTCAAATGTGTTTTTCTCATCTTCTCTAGCAAGAGCGTAAATATCATCTATCTCAGCCTCTATTTCGTGAAGCCTCAAGTTGGCTCGTGCAAACTCATCACTCCCTTCTTCAAAGTCCATTATTGATTCGCTAATCCCATCATACTCATCATTTAGGTCTGCTATTGTACCTTTCTGACCAGCGGTAAGAGACTCCATACCACCAGTTTTCTTTTTCTTATGTCTTTGAAAAATCTTGAAAGACTCTCTGTTTTTTTCATTGTGACTAAGTTTTGCCCCAGCAGGGAGGTTGTCTTTAGTAAGCCACCTGTTCTTTTTCATTGGCTCGTGAGGAGGATGGAGTCTACCACCTGATGTAGCATTACGATGTGTATGTAGTGCATTAGTATCACTTTGAGTTGTAGCAAGTGCTTTTCCGCCTATAGCATTAATTGGATTTGTAGTAAAATGATTATCCCCATCTTTATGAATATTCCAAGCAGGGCCATTAAAGTACATTCTTCTTTCATCATCTGTCATGTAACGAATACTATTAGCATAGCCACCACTCAAAGAAGTTGCTTGACGAAAAGGCATATTCTTTGGATTTCTAGGCGAACCATGAATGTGAGATGAAGAATCCCATAATGAAAGTATACCATGTGAACCAGCGTGCTCTCTTGATTCTCTTGAATATAAAGAGGGAAGGTATCTACCCCAAAGGCCGTTAGTTTTGGGATTAGGAATAAACTGGTCTCCATCTATTTTACCAATAGCAGAAAATCCATCACTGTCTTTTGGTAAAGAGTCGTGTATCATTTCTAAATAATGAAGCACATTTCTACCCATTCCTCCTTGATGGTGAAAGTCCTCAGCAAAGTGAGCACCAAGACCTATGATGTTATTTTCATCATCAGTAAGGTAATGCTCTCTTTCGTCTACTGGAATATCAGTAATATCATACCCATTATACCCACCGGAATGAAACCAATCGTGATTACGAATTGACTTTTGATTAGCGTTTGTTTTGGAAAAATACTTCGCTTTGTTTAGAACTTCTTTGATTTTAGTAGGAGACACCAGTGCTCCTTCAAATCCAAGTAAAAGAGGATGACTTTCCATTTCGGTCATATCTTCATTATAACCCATGAGATTTAGCATAGTTCCAATATCCAAATGATTTTGCTCTGTCTCATCAAGAATCTTTAATTCTTCAAGTATACCTTGGCCGTGGTGAAGTGGATGGTCTTTTGAACCAGCATTAATTTTAGCACCCTGCTTCATACCCTTTACTGGTAGTTGCATTAATTGATTTTCTTCATTTTCTTCAGAAAAATCACTATTATGTTCATTAAGATACTCATTGTATTCTTCTAATAAATTATCATAGACACTTGTTGTAGATTTGTTTTCAGCATCAAAGGGTATACTTTTCAACGCTTGCATCAACGCTTGATTAGTAAATCTCACTTCACCATCAGGTATGTCATCAATTGTTTCATAGTGTTTTTTGACATTCGCACCATGCATATGCTGTGGTCGCATGTAGTGGTCAAACTCACCAGTAAATCGCTGAGCAAGATTTCTCTTGATACGACCAGTGCTTATGGTGAACCCATTTCCTAAGTCTATGGTCTGAGCATCGTGTGCGTCAGTGCCTTTATCGTGAATATGATTAATGACTTTTTGCCTTTCTATTGGTGACAAGAACTCTAATCCATAGAGATAGCCCTCATAACCAAGTGTTTCTCTAAGAGCAGATGCCTCAAGTTCAGACTCACTTTTACCGCTGTAAAGATGGTCTTGAATCTCTTGCTCTGTCATTTCTTTTTTTGGGTCATACATTTCACCATGATATTGGTCGCTCTCCCACCTATCAGCAGCATCTTCAAAATGCATTAATTGTAAAGCGTGCTCATGTTCGATAGGTACTGGATATTTGTCTATCATTTCTTTGACAAGAGATGGATTTTCACTTTTCCATTTTTCAAAATCACGCATATACAAGTCGTGAGCATAGACTCCCTTTAGTGGCCCTAAGAAGTTTTGATGGTCTACATCCTTACCAGCCTCTATGTCGTATTTTTTATTACCAACTACAGAGGGATTATTTTGTTTAAGTTCGTAATTTTCTTTACCTTTTTCGGCTTCTTTGTATCTTTCAGATAAACTAGGCTCTCCGGGCTTAGATGGTAAATAGAATCTTCTTAATTTTTCAATCATTTTCGACCTACCAGTGATGGTATTTTTTTGTCGTAAGGGGTGATGATTTTTGTGATGAGGATGAGACTCAGCATAATGTTGGCCTTGGGCGAAATTAGCAACAGGAAATGATGAGGCTAAGTCCATCAAACTGCGCTCTTGCATTCTGTTTTGCCAAGGATGTTCACCTAGTTTCATCTCTGCTCCTCTTATGAAACTAAAATCACCAGTTTGTTTTTTGTCAAAACGATGCCGTCTTTGTTTTGCTTTGAGTAGTGAGTCGCAGATTTGGTCAGATGGTGTTTCTTCTATTTTTATACCATATCTTTCTAAGTTCATCTTAGCAAAATAATAATCCCCAATGGCATTACTAATGTCGATGCCATCGACTATAGATTTGAGAAGTTCGTTACGACTTCTATAATACCAATCTGATGGCGTTTCAATCAATCAAAGACCCCCTCAATAGGGGTTGTTGCTCAAAACCCCGTTGTTATCAAGACGACTTACTCCGCCACCTTCATGTGGGTTTAACATAGCGGCCAATCTGTCAAGACTAACTTGTACTGATGTAGCACCTTTGTTGGTAACATCTTCAGCATTGTATGGATATTGATTTGTAGTATAGTAGGCGTTTCTTGTTTGACCACCAGTTTCAGACATAAACATAACACCTTGAGGTGTTGAATCGTAAGCCGTAATAAATCCGGGTTGGCTACCTGCTTCTATTGATTTAGCAACTGGTGGGTTTCTCTGTTCAGGAGACA